CAAATGTTCTGGATACATCGCAACTATCCAACACCATTAGCTGGCATTGGAATTATTACAGGATGTGACGATTTTGGTGAAATAATATCACCACAAGAAAAACTGCAAACAATTTGGGATGATATTGTTTTCATCGGCGGAAGATCAGACATTGGCAAAGATGTCATGTTAGCCGACAAGAAAATCCAGAAACAAATTCAAGCATCTGAGGATTACAGATCACTGTATTTTTTAGAAAAAGAAATTGCGTGATGAAAGGGAGGTTGTCTAATGACAAACAACGCATACTGGATGAAGGCTACTGATGGCAAACCTATGGTGGTTTATGTACATGGTGAGGTTGGACGCGATACACATGGTGATATGTGGGTAAGGGTTAATAAAGGAAAGGATCAAAGCCTTTATTGTTTTCGCGTTAAAGCTAAAGACTTGGTTTATAAAAGGGTAGCTTAATGCTACCCAGAAGGGAGAAAACAATATGAAATGTTTAGAATGCAACAATACAGGCAGTGTTTATGTGCCTGATGGTTTGGGTTGTGTAGTCAAAGAACCATGCGAATGTAGCGATCATTATGTAGATGAGATTAGCAGAGGATTCTTCAACTGGCTAACTGCTTGCCCTCGTGCTGTAAGAACGTCACATGTTGACACAGACAACACAGATGATGATTACATATCATATACATATGTATTTACATTACCAAAGAACCCTAATGCTATACCAGAAAAGTATAAGCATTACCTATCAACAATTAGCTTAATGACAGGAGGTACAAATGGCTAATGATACACCAAAATTTACAGGTAAAGACTATCAATGGTTCGTTGATAACATTGCTGATCTGTTCTCATCACCAACAGACATCAATCAATTCGCAAAACGTCTACGCACAACTAATCCCAAATTCAAAGAAGATTACTTTATAGATAAGATGGTTGAGAAATGGGAGGAAGCTTATGCCATTGAACAGATGGCAGAAGAATCAGCAATGCAACAAGACTATGAGGACATGTGTATCTATGGTTCAGTAAGAAATGGAGGTATCAGTGCCTAATCATACAGATAATAGAGTTGTTTTATCACATGATAAGCGTCAAATGATTGATATGATTTGTAATATCATGGACGATAAAGAAACACCATTGTGCCAAACACTTATTCCTATGCCAAATAAACTTGAAGACACAAATGCCATGAATGAAAAACCCAACTGGTATGATTGGAGACTAGAGCATTGGGGTACTAAATGGGATATATATGATGCTAGTTATGAACGTATAGGTGACAAAACACTAGCGTTGTATTTCCATACAGCTTGGTCGCCACCGTTTCGAATCTTTGATAAGCTTGCAGAGATGGGTTTTGAATTTACTGCTCGCTATCTTGATGAGGGTTGGTTTTATATTGGTGAATATAACAGTTGGGGAAACCATGTGCATTTTAATAATGTGGAGGATGTTATAAAGCAATATCCAGAACTTGATTACGAATTTTTTATCAGTGATAACCTTTATGAAATGGAGAAATCAAATGCAAGTTAGATCAGGCGTACCAATTCCACCAGCGCAAAGAGAGAGAGGCAAGTGGAACTGGCTTAACACATTGGAAGTAGGAAACAGCTTACATTTTGAAGAACATAAAAAGTTTGATAATGTAAGGCGTTGCTTACGCACCAAGGGTTTTGAAACTGTAACTAGAGTGCTACCCGAAGGATGGGTAATCTGGATTACAAAAGAACCTAATTCAAAAAAGAGTGCTTGATAATTATGCATATATGCATTACGCATAATGTATGTTTAGTTATATACAGCAATTAGAAAAGCAAGCAGATGGGATGGGTGTTCGTTTGATTGAGGCATTCAAGAGAGCGAATATCCCAACATCTACATATTATAGAGCAAAACAAGGGTGCGATTTACGACTGGCAACAGCGCGAAAGGTGTCAGATGCGATCAAGTTTCACGCATTACAAAACGCCAATGACGATAACCAATAGCTGGAAAGATATCATAAAGCAGTTAGTTGATATCCGAACATCACAAGGGCTATCACAAGAGCAACTAGCATTTAAGATAGGTTGCCATCCTTCATTAGTTCATAAATGGGAACAGCATAAGCGTGTACCGTCTGGGTTCATGTTCTCATGCTGGGCAGATGCTCTTGGCGCGAAGATCAAAATCCAATAAAAACAAGTGCATGCCAGCCGCTTGTGAATATTGTCATGTTATGACACGCTATTATGTTATGCTTATGACTGGCGCAATTTACTGTATTAAATGCATGGAGGTACATGGATGGGAACATCTCAGCGCAACAAGGGCAGTTACCACGAAAGGTGGTGGGTCAAATGGTTCACGGAAAAGGGTTGCCAAGCGAAAAGAACCCCCCTCTCAGGACAGTTGGGTGGAGAGTTTAGCGGAGATATCCACATCCAAACCAAAGAAGGAGTGGTGACAGGTGAAAGCAAATATCAAGCTGATGGCAGGGGATTTAGTTTCTTAACTAAAACACATAATGAACAACCAGCAGATATATATTTGCTTAAACAAAAAAGAGGACCAGCATTTATATGCATTGAAATATCTAATCCACTAGCTAAAAAAATAGTGGGCTGGCTAGGTGGAGGTATAACCTAACCAACCCAAGTTAGGGAGGAGCGTAATAACAAAGTTACTTGCTACAAATAAATATGATCCCCTGTCTTGATATTGTCAACACTATATATTAAACTGCATATGTGCAGTAGGAGGTATATATATGTTTCATCATATAGCATGGGCTATGAAGGCAGACACGCCAGATGCATTGTGCAGATGGTTACTTGTTGTGTTAGCCGATCATACCAATGAACAAGGCACATGCTTTCCATCGCAAAATACATTGGCTAAAAGAACAGGCATGCATAAAGCAACAGTATGCAGAAAACTTTTGTTGCTAGAAAATGCAGGATTAATACAACGCACAAATGGAACGAAGGGAAAGAGTACAGTGTACAAGTTAGTAGTCGCACAGAGCGACAACCTAGTCGCACAGTGCGACACTAAACTACCAGTAAACAATAAAACTAAAAGGGGAAGAGTGCCAGAAGATTGGCAACCATCAGATGAATTAATCGAATCAATTAATTTTGCATTGTCTATGAAGCAATCGGAGGTAAGTCATGACATTGAAACAGATAAGTTCCGCAATCACCACATTGCCAAGGGAAGCAGATTTGAAGACATTGGAAGAGCCTATCGAAACTGGTGCTATCGCTCTGTCGAATACGCAAAGCAACAAAGCACTCGCCAGACTAACAGAAGCAACAGAAACGCCTTCAGCACTAACAAGCAAAGTGATAAAATGCGTGGAATCATTAGTCACTTTGCAGATAAAGTATGACAAAGATTTCAACGTACAAAGATTCACCATCAATGATGACAACAAAGAAAATCTAATAAAAGCATACAAGACTGTACTGCAAAGCTGTGTGACGTTGCCGACCACAGATATCGAGCAACGTCTCACAGCGATGTTGCCATTGATAACACTGCCAGCAAACATGGACATGGATATGGCTATCTTAAAGATTGAGATGATAGCTAAGAAGTTGTCAGAGTTTCCAGCAGACATTGTCATCAAAGCAATTGAGCATGTGGAAAAGAGTTGTAAGTTTATGCCAACCTATGCAGAGTTCCATGCTGAAATATATTGGCGGTATGTTGACCGCAAAAAACTATTGGATGCATTACAGTTTTCAATAGACAAATGTAAATAATTAATGCTATGTTGCATATATGCAGTAGGAGGTAAGCATGAATAGAACAGGATTTATTGGAGGTAGTGACCTCTACAATATTATGAAGGGAGATTGGCATGACCTATGGCTTATCAAAACAGGACGCAAAGAGCCTGATGACTTATCTAATGTGTTCCGTGTTAATCTTGGTGTTGCCACTGAAGACTTCCATATTGACTGGTTTAGCCGTCATGCTGGCTATCCTGTGGTTGAGAAACAAAAAGAGTACAAGAAAAATATAGATGGCGTTCCATACAAAGGACAGGTAGATGCGCTGATACAAACAGATGATTCATATGTTCCAAATACAATACTTGAATGCAAACATACATCAAGTAATAGAACAATAAAGGATATGCTGGAAAACTATATGCCTCAGTTGCATCTATATATGCGCTTATCAAACACGCATGAATGTTTTCTATCTGTTATATTCGGGAATGAATGGGGCTGGTGTCGTGTCAACTTTGATGATGACTATTGGCAAAAGGTTCATACTACAGTGATGGATTTCTGGGAGATAGTTGAAACACAAATAGAGCCACCAGTAGATGGCGTTGGTGTAAACAAAATAGATTGGTCTAACATTGCTATTGATGGATTGGTTGCTAGAGATGCAAGCCAAGACAACTACTTTGTAGACCTAGCACATAACTATGTTAACACCATTGATGCCGCAAAAGATCATGAAGCTGTAAAGAAACAACTACGCTCTTTAATCAATGATAATGAAAGGGAAGTCTATTGTGATTTCCTATCAATCAAAAGGGACAAACGTGGCGCATGCCGCATTGCAATAAAAAAAGAGGCAGAATAAACTGCCCCTTTTCTCATCGTTAACAACACATGTCAGGAGAACATGATGCCCAATGATACTAAAACAAATACAAAAGTCCAACCAAAAACTTTGACAGAAGCTTTAATTGCGTTCCATAACACAGGCGCATCAGCAAAGAAGTCTGGCAAAAACCCACATTTCAAATCTAATTATGCTACATTAGAAGAAGTCATAGATACAGTTAGACTTGCAACAGAATATGGTATAACTTTCACGCAACTTATTGATTTTGAAGAGAATATAATATTTGTAAGAACAAAAATCATGCATGTATCTGGTGAAGAATTAGTAAGCAGAACACCAGTCATGACACCAGACATGTCTAACCCACAAAAGATGGGATCAGGCATAACCTATGCCAAACGCTATGGCTTGCAGTCTGCGTTTGGTCTGCCATCAGAAGATGATGATGGCAATCTAGCCGCCTCTAAAACAGGCGAAGTCCGTAACCCGATACAGTCAAAAGGAGCATTCTAATGACTGAGTACGATAATTCAAACAAGGGGGCGGCATTTACCCCCAAAGAAGAGCAAACACTAATCCTTACAGGTTCTGTGCAAGATGATAAGCAAAACAAAAATAGAATTGCCATCATCAAAGATACAGATCATCAAGGCAAAGATGTCTTAGCTGTATATGAAAGAGTAGGTGTTCTGTATCAGAACGAATCAGATACAGGTGGTAATGCCTTAGCACCAGATTATTCAGGTCCTTACAAACAAAACCTAAGGATGGCTGGATGGCGTAATAGTAGCGAATCTGCTGGAAATTATCTTTCTCTAAAGATATCAGAGAAACAAACCAACCAACAACAAGCCGCACCAGCACCACAAGTTAATAACGAATTGGCTGATAGCGCACCATTCTAATAAGGGGGAGGGGGATAACTAATCATTATCCCCCTTTATTATCATGGCAATCAAAACACCGCGCATAAGATCAGGCTCACCAAAGCACTTACGCATCCCATATAAAGTTATGATGACAGCAGAGTTCTATAAAGAATTAACTGTGTCGGCAATTAGCCCTGATGAAGCAAAAAAATTAGCTGAAGAAAGAGTAAGAGCAAGGCAAACAGCATTGTTAGCTTGCGGTTATAGTATTGGCGATATTGAAATAATAGGAGTAGAGGAATGATAACCAGAGAATATATCTTACAAGAAGCAACCAAAGCTGTTGCTGATAGAGGAGATTCTTACGGCAAACCTAGTGAAAACTTTGACCGCATAGCTGAACTATGGGGCGGTTACACTGGCACTTACTTTGAAGCCGATGATGTTGGCATTATGATGATGATGGTAAAGATTAGTCGCATTATGGAAACGCCTAACCATATTGATTCATGGGTAGACATTGCTGGTTATGCGGCTGTTACGGCAGAAGCGATTGCCGATAGCGAAGATACTGCGCACCATCATGAGGATCAGCAAAGCACTGATTCCACGAAACAGGATTAGGGTTATGAGGATCAATGACTTGCAAAATTGCTTGCCCAAAGTTTTGTTGTTCAAAGCCTTTGACAAAAGCATAAGTGTCATGGAATTTATAACCTCTCGCTCTGGCAAGCCAAGCTGTGGTTTCCTCTTCCACCAACTCGATTTGGGACAAAGCCCAGTTATGTCTATGTCCACTTATATACAGATGGGCATTAGACTTGAACCTAGCCATTTTGTTTTGCGCATGCAACGCATTCCATTGGCTATGACCAGGCATATCATGAGCGGCATGTATTCGGCACTCTCTTCCGTTTGGGAAAACCAAAGCGATTCTAGCTTCCCAGTCTTCTCTAATAGTGTGGGGTTGGGTCATCCATTTAAGTGGATCACCAGCACCAGACCACATATCATGGTTGCCGCCAATGAGAATCATAGGATTCATTTCTTGGATCAACCACTCAACTAATTTCCATGCTGTTTTGTGAGATGTGTCTTGTTCGCCATATAAGCGTCCTAGACGCCCTATCCAATTATTCTGGTGGTCACCTAGCGAACACCCATAGATGTTGCTGTTCTCGCGCA